TCAACGTAATAATCTTTTCTAACCACATATCCCTGATCAATCATGTCGGATAGAACCTTATGAACCTCGTCAGCGTTGACACCATATTTACGAACAACAGCATCTATTGTCCCTTTGAATGTAGGTATGATATTTACTTTATCTACCACATACGCAAGATTCTCAATTATCATCCTACGATATACAGCGATTCGTTCTGCTGATAAAGGCATAGTGATGTAATCAGTGGCTGTTTCCTGCAGGCGTTTACTGATAGAATCCAGAACACCATAAATAATAACATTTTTGTGCTTCTTTCCCACAAGATACTTCACAACCGAGTGGAAATGCCCATCGCCAGTGAACAGGATGTATGTACCGATATTTCGTTCGTAATCGGCACATTGATATATAGAATCCAACATTACAAAGTCGGTCATATCCTTCTTGCGATAAGACGATTCTCCTTCTGTATCGAAGATTGCTTCAGTAACAGCTGATAGCTTCTTCTTTTCCCCATACAACCCCGGAGATGTAAAATCAGCAAATACCCGTACATCGGCAATATCATATTGTGTTCGGAGTTCAGTTACCCATTCGGCGAGGTTTGGCTGTAAACCGAAGAGATTCCTGTATGAATAATACCAGTATTCGTAGTCAACAAACACCATTGCTTTCGGGGGACGAAAACACTCAATAATCTTCTGGAATAAATGCACTTATCTCCTCCGCTTATTCAATATCATATTCCACTTCCATAATATCTCCGATGTCCACCTTTAGTGCTGCACAGACCTTAACAATGACTTCCATGCGAACATATTCATTCTTTGACAGCTTCGCTATAGATGCAGGACTGAGTCCGGCAGCGTTCATGAGGTCTTTCTTTTTCATATTTCTGTCGATCAGTAATTTGAACAGCTTCTTATATGATACACCCATATGAGAACCATCACTTTCGTATAATTATACTATTATACATTATACCAGAAAAACTTCACAAATGCAATGGATTTTGCATATTTGCGAAGTTTTTCGAGAGAGGGGAAGTTATAAAGACATATTGTAATTGTTTTCGGCAGCCGGATACATATAGGTGTGGTATCCGCATCTCCGCTTAATCTTCGTCAAGGACAGCGAAGAATCTGATCACATCTGGATTCGCCAGTGCTTTCTGTATGGTGTACTCTGTCGTTGTTTCCACAGAAATTTCAATAAAGTTCAGTTTGTTCGGTGTGAGAGAAATATCGTACAATTCTTCATAATACTGCTTTCCTGGCGAATAGCGATATCCCTCGGTCTGATAGGCCGCGCAGTATCCGGTGAGGTGTTTTCTGCCAATCGGTGCTGCTGGAGTGATTGTCTGGAATGTGTCAGCCAGATTCACCAGTTTGTCGTGGAAGTGTCCTTCTGCATCCAGCTCGATTCCGATACTTCCTTCAGCACAGAAGATCGGCTGAACAGTGATGATGATATTCCCATCCGGGGAAACCATCTTCATACCGCCCTGATATTCTTCCGAAGTGTCAATTGTGTCAAGGGTATACCCTTCAGGGATGGTGAAGGACAAGCCTTCGATGTGGAATTTGCCGTTTTTGAATAGAAACATATATCTGCACTCCTTCAAGTTAGATTACTGTACACTTTCTGCCATGAGCCGGATATCTTCATCCGAAACTGTACCGGGTGTGTATTCCAGAACACAACTAATCTCCGGTGAGATAGTCCAGCATAGGTATTCACGTTCATTCAGAGTATAGATGACTGCATCACACTCCAGAATCTTTGTTTCTTTGCTGTCCTCGGCATTGTCTATTCACATTCACCTTGACGGAGCGAACCACACACCGAAGAGCATCCGGAACTTCATCAACATCATCGCAAGCAAGAACGACCTCCTTTACAAGGCACTCCAGATCAACCCGGAACGCGCAAGATTCTGCAAGAAGATGGACGCCGAACTGGTCGAGAAGATGAACCTCAAAAAGCAGCTTGACTTCGAAACCATCGAAAACCTCTGGTACGACGGCTACTACGGATCGAGAGACACCCACTACCACGACAGCCGCTACCATTTCCTCAACCTCCACAGCTTCTTCCACGGACACCGCACGGTCGAGCTGAGAGGATTCAACAGCACCTTCCACGCAGGCGAAATCCGGAGCTACATTGTTCTCGCCCTTGCCCTCAACCATCAGGCACTGACACAGCGTTCCGCAAGCACCAAGAAGCCGCAGGTCGAGAACGAAAAGTTCGCCATGCGGACATACCTCAACCGGATCGGCTTCATCGGGGACGAATTCAAGAACTGCCGAGAACACCTCACCAAGCACCTCGACGGCTCGGCGGCATGGAGATTCGGCAACCCCGCCGCTTGAAGGAACGGCGGCAAGCAGAAAGGCTGACCGAGGGGACAGACCCCACAAACCCATAAAGGCGGCACGACCGCCCTTGTGGTGGTAGAAGGGTCACGAACCCTCGAACATAGGAGGAAAAACAAATGTATCCCAAAATCTATCTTGCATACGGAAGCAACCTGAACCTCGACCAGATGGCGTACCGCTGCCCGACGGCAACGATTCTCGGAACCAGTGAACTGAAGGATTACCGACTCCTTTTCAGAGGCGGACACGGCGGTGCTGTGGCAACCGTGGAACCTTACGAAGGCGGCAGCGTTCCGGTTCTGCTGTGGGCAATCACGGCGGCAGACGAGGCGGCACTCGACCGATACGAAGGCTGGCCGTTTCTGTACCGGAAAGAAAACGTCACGGTCAAACTTGGCAGACGGAATGTACAGGCGATGGCGTACATCATGAACGACGTCAGACCGCTCGGAATGCCCAGCCCGTTCTACTACAAGACCATTCTGGATGGATACCATGAATGCGAATTCGATCCGCAGATTCTGAAGCAGGGTGTGGCAGATTCCACGGAGGGTGACGGCAATGACTGAGAAAACAATCATCCGGCAGCTTTTCTTCGGTGAACTGCATCCCTGGGAGCGATTTGTACCCAGCGATTCTGACTTACGGAAGGCATCCAATCGTGTCGGTAAACTGGTCGAAGAATGGAAGCAACGCCTCAGTCCCGAGGATGCCGAACGGCTTGAGCAAATCGTTGATACTCTCTACCAGTACAGTTCCATTCTGGAAGCAGATGCGTTTGAGTCCGGTTTCCGTCTCGGCGGAAAAATGATGATCGACATTCTGCAGCCGGATTCCAACGTGGTCATACCGAAAGATATGCCGTAAAATATACAGATTCCCCTCCGAATCATTGTGTACTATATTTCTCGAATATGACTTGCTATTCTACCGAATTAGAGGTAATATGTGTACACCAAAAGGAAAACAACATACAACACGGAGGACAGAATTATGTGGAACGAAGGAACGATCAGAATCGGCAAAAGCATTTTCCATTACGAGGTCAAGCATTACGAGGAAGGTTCCCGGTTCGGCATCGACGAAGGACGGATTTCCAAGCTGATGCTCAAGCGGAACGGCGAAATCGTGTGTAATTACGACAGAGAGTGGGACATCGAACCGGTTGATGCAGACACCGAAACCGCTCTGGCGATCCTGATGAAGGATTACAACTGAAAAAACAACAACGGAGCATGAGCCGGAAGGCTCTGTTCCACGTATATGACGGTCGCACCAAGTATGGTGGCGGCTATTTTTTATGCCATTTTGGAGGTGGTGCCTATCCGAAAGCTGAAGAAATACACACCCACGGAATTCATGGCGGAGGATTCCCACTACGATAAATCCGCCGCAGATTTCGCCGTTGCTTTCATCGAAAGCCTGTGTCACACCAAAGGCACATGGGCGCGGAAACCTTTTGAACTGATCGACTGGCAGGAGAAGATTATCCGTGATATTTTCGGCACGATCAAGCCGAATGGCTATCGACAGTTCAATACCGCCTACATCGAAATCCCGAAGAAGCAGGGCAAATCCGAACTCGCTGCAGCTGTTGCTCTCCTTCTTACCTGCGGTGACGGTGAAGAACGTGCCGAAGTCTACGGCTGTGCCGCTGACCGACAGCAGGCATCCATCGTGTTCAACGTAGCTGCCGATATGGTCCGGATGTGTCCGGCTTTATCGAAAAGAGTCAAGATTCTGGAATCCCAAAAGCGGCTGATCTACATTCCGACCGGCAGTATTTATCAGGTGCTTTCCGCTGACGTCGGCAACAAGCATGGCTTCAATACCCACGGTGTGGTGTTTGATGAACTTCATACCCAGCCTAATCGGAAGCTGTTCGATGTAATGACGAAAGGCTCCGGTGACGCACGGATGCAGCCGCTGTACTTCCTGATTACGACAGCAGGTAATGACACGAAATCCATCTGTTACGAGATTCATCAGAAAGCGAAGGATATCATCGAAGGCAGGAAGATCGACCACACATTCTATCCGGTGATCTACGGTGCGGATGAAGCCGATGACTGGACTGATCCAGAAGTCTGGAAGAAAGCTAACCCTTCCCTCGGCATCACGGTTGGTATCGACAAGGTTCGGGATGCCTGCGAATCTGCAAAGCAGAATCCCGGCGAGGAGAATGCCTTCCGTCAGCTGCGACTCAATCAGTGGGTGAAACAGGCTGTCCGCTGGATGCCGATGGACAAGTGGGATCGGTGTTCGTTTGCCGTGAATGAAGACGATCTGGAAGGTCGTGTCTGTTACGGCGGTCTTGACCTTTCCTCCACGACGGACATCACGGCGTTTGTTCTGGTCTTCCCGCCGGAGGACGAGGATGATAAATACGTGATCCTGCCGTATTTCTGGATTCCCGAGGACAATCTGGAACTTCGAGTGCGACGAGATCATGTTCCGTATGATGTGTGGGAACGTCAGGGATTCCTGCAGACCACTGAAGGAAATGTGGTTCACTACGGTTACATAGAGAACTTCATCGAAAAACTCGGTGAACGGTTCAACATCCGTGAGATTGCTTTCGACCGATGGGGAGCCGTGCAGATGGTGCAGAATCTTGAAGGGATGGGATTCACTGTCGTTCCGTTCGGTCAGGGGTTCAAGGATATGTCTCCACCTACGAAAGAGCTGATGAAGTTGGTTCTGGAGGAAAAAATTGCTCACGGCGGACATCCGGTGCTTCATTGGATGATGGACAATATTTTCATCCGCACCGATCCGGCAGGTAACATCAAGCCGGACAAAGAAAAATCCACAGAGAAGATCGACGGTGCCGTTGCCACGATTATGGCGTTGGACAGAGCGATTCGTTGTGGCAATGATACATCCGCTTCGGTGTACGATGACCGGGGCATTTTATTTATCTGAGAGGAGTGTGATTGAATATGGGTATTTTCTCCGGTTTGTTCCGTTCCCGTGATAAGCCCCAGAACCGTACTGTCGGCGGCAGCTACAGCTTCTTCATGGGCGGCACAACATCCGGCAAAGCTGTCACCGAACGTTCAGCCATGCAGATGACCGCTGTGTACTCCTGCGTCCGTATCCTTGCAGAAGCTGTGGCGGGACTGCCACTTCATCTATACCGCTATACAGACGATGGCGGCAAGACAAAAGCCATTGACCATCCGCTGTATCACCTGCTCCATGATGAACCGAATCCGGAGATGAGTTCCTTCGTTTTCCGCGAAACGCTCATGACCCATCTGCTCCTGTGGGGCAATGCCTACTCGCAGATCATCCGAAACGGCAAGAACGAGATTGTCGCTCTGTATCCATTGATGCCTAACAAGATGACGGTTGAACGTGACTCTTCCGGTCAGCTTTACTACAGCTACTATCGCGGCTCAGACGAAGCATACCATGAACGCGAAAACACCGTGATCCTCCGCCCAACCGATGTCCTGCACATCCCCGGGCTCGGTTTCGACGGTCTGGTTGGCTACAGTCCCATAGCTATGGCGAAAAACGCCATCGGCATGGCGATTGCCTGTGAGGAATACGGTGCGAAGTTCTTCGCCAACGGCGCAGCTCCCGGCGGTGTTCTCGAACATCCCGGCACCATCAAAGACCCTGCCCGTGTGCGTGAAAGCTGGCAGTCTACCTTCGGAGGCAGCGGAAACGCAAACAAAATCGCCGTCCTCGAAGAAGGCATGAAATACACGCCGATCGGCATCGCTCCCGAACAGGCACAGTTTCTGGAAACCCGAAAGTTTCAGATCAATGAAATTGCTCGAATTTTCCGTGTCCCGCCGCACATGGTCGGGGATCTGGAGAAGTCGAGTTTTTCCAATATTGAACAGCAGTCCCTTGAATTCGTGAAATACACGCTCGACCCGTGGGTGATCCGATGGGAGCAGTCCATTCAACGCTCACTCTTAAATAAGGAAGAAAAGTCACAGTATTTCGCTAAGTTCAATCTTGAAGGACTGCTCCGTGGGGACTACCAGTCCCGAATGCAGGGTTACGCCGTCGGTCGGCAGAACGGGTGGATGTCTGCGAACGATATCCGCGAACTGGAAAACCTCGACCGTATTCCCGAGGAGGAAGGCGGTGACCTGTACCTCATCAACGGCAATATGCTTCCGATGAAAAACGCAGGAGCCTTTGCCGATAACATAAATACTAACGGAAAGGAAAACGAGACTAATGAAGAAATTCTGGAAGTGGACGAATCTGGCACCGACGGAAACAGCACCGGCGGAGAGGATTCTTCACCTGAACGGCACCATCGCCGAGGAAAGCTGGTTTGACGATGATGTCACACCTGCTATTTTTGAGAACGAACTGAAGTCCGGTGACGGTGACATTACCGTCTGGATCAACAGTCCGGGCGGCGATTGTGTCGCGGCGGCGCAGATTTACAATATGCTGATGGACTACAAAGGTTCAGTTACCGTGAAGATTGACGGTATCGCCGCTTCTGCCGCATCCGTGATTGCGATGGCAGGTTCCAAGGTACTGATGTCTCCCGTGTCCATGCTGATGATCCACAATCCCATGACCGCAGCTTATGGTAATTCCGCAGAAATGCAGAAAGCCATTGAAATGCTCGGCAGTGTGAAGGACTCTATCCTCAATGCCTACGAAATCAAAACCGGAATGTCCCGCACGAAGCTGTCTCATTTGATGGATGCGGAGACTTGGATGGATGCAAACAAGGCGATGGAACTCGGTTTTGCCGATGAAATCATGAAGCGTACCGTGGAGGATATCGAAACTCCCGCCGTTTCCATGATGTATTCCAAGGCGGCTGTGGTCAACTCCCTCATGGACAAGATCGCCGCCAAGTGCAAGATCGAGAAACCGGATGAACCCGTACAGCCGCCTGAACCCGAAGTTACCGGTCGCAAAGTCGATGACCTTTATGACCGGCTCAATCTTATGAAACACTAAAAATGGAGGAAATTCAATATGACTATTCATGAACTGCGCGAAAAGCGTGCAAAGGCATGGGAAGCTGCCAAGGCTTTTCTGGATTCCCATCGCCCCGCAAACGGTATTCTTTCTGCTGAAGACGATACCGTATATTCCCGCATGGAGCAGGAAATCACCGACCTCGGTAAGGAAATCGCCAGACTTGAGAGACAGGAAGCAATGGATGCCGAACTGAACAAGCCTGTGAACCGTCCCATCACTGGTCAGCCCATGTCCGGCACTGCCGAAGTCAAGACCGGTCGTGCTACTGACGAATACAAGTCCAACTTCTGGAATGTGATGCGTTCCAAGGCTCCCATGCCGCAGGTGGTAAATGCACTTCAGGTCGGTACTGATTCTGAAGGCGGCTACCTCGTTCCCGACGAATACGAAAAAACTCTTGTTGAAGCACTTCTGGAAGAGAATGTATTCCGTGGTCTGGCCCACATCATTCAGACTTCCAGTGGTGAGCGCAAGATTCCTGTTGTTGCATCCAAGGGTTCTGCAAACTGGATCGATGAGGAAGGTCCCTATGAAGAAAGCGATGATTCCTTCGGTCAGGTAACTATCGGAGCGCACAAGCTGGGTACCACGATTAAGGTTTCCGAAGAACTGGTCAACGATTCCGTGTTCCCTCTGGAAAGTTATATCGCCAAGGAATTCGCCCGCCGTATCGGTTCCCGTGAAGAAGATGCATTTCTCAACGGTGACGGTAACGGCAAGCCTCTCGGCATCCTTGCCAATTCCGGTGGTGCGGAAATCGGGGTGACTGCCGCATCTGCGACTGCCATCACTGCCGATGAGATCATCGACCTCTACTTCGCTCTCAAAGTGCCCTACAGAAAGAAGGCTTCCTGGCTTCTGAATGATTCCACCATCAAGGCAATCCGTAAGCTGAAAGATGCCAATGGTCAGTATCTCTGGCAGCCTGCTCTGACTGCCGGTAACCCTGATATGATCCTCGGTCGTCCGGTACACACTTCTGCGTATATGCCCGTCCTCGGTTCTTCTGCTAAGACCATCGCATTCGGTGACTATAAGTATTACTGGATCGCCGACCGTCAGGGCAGATGTTTCAAGCGTCTCAACGAACTGTATGCGACCACCGGTCAGATCGGTTTCCTTGGCT